TTCTGCTCGGCGTAGTCGCCTTTGTGCTCGCCCAGCCGGTGGCCCCATGAGCCCAGCGAATGCTTGCCTTTGTACTCTGCGGGAACATCGTCCCTCAGTGCATCGTCGGCCTTCAGGGCCGGATACATCAGCCGGGACACAACAAGCGTGTCTGTGACCTTCTGGCCCGCCTTGGGCACGAAGGCCCCCAGCTTCTTCAGGGCCGGGATATCGAAGGCTTTGATGTTGTGGCCAATGAGTTCGTCGGCCTCTTGGAGCCGCGCGATAGCTCGAGGCACCTCAGCGGGGCCGTAGCTACTCTCGACGTCAGTATCAACATCAACGATGCCGATGCAGTGGATTTTGGAAGCTACGTAGAGAAGGCCGTCCGTTTCGATGTCGAAGAGGAGCCTAGCCACCGCCCCTCACCTTCAGCATCGCGTCTGCGTGTGAGTAGGCGAGCCGCGCATGGGTTTCAGGGTCGGAGTAGGCACTGTTGTTAGCTAGGATGCCCGCCAGCGCCTGCCCCGCGAAGTAGTCGCGCAGGGTCATGCCGTTCTCCTCCTCATAGGTAACCTTGCCCTCGTTAGGGAATGCGTATTGCCGCGCCATCACCACGTACTCCACAGGTAGTCCGCAATCTGGGTATGTCGCACAAAGGCGTCCATATCCTTACGGCGATACGCCTTGACCGCCTGTTCCCCGTGCCATGCGGCAACGTTAGAACGGCGCGTCATCGTCTGCCGCTGCTCCTGCGGGATCGAAGCTTTCAGGTCCTGCAACTTCATACTGTCCTCTTTTCACATTCCATTTGAGCCGATCCGCTTCACCAGTCTCGCCAGTAATGCGGCACTTGAGGCTACGCATCTGAGCAAAAAGCTTCTGATCGTTGTCCTGTTGGTCTCGTTCGAGTCCGAGGACGTTGAAGCTGAGCTGCTCAATAGAAGCGGACCCTCGCATATCAGTAAGACTGATTGCGTCTCCTTCATTGTAGTTCTTCCCTCTCTTCAGATGCACAACAGCAATCACGCCAACGCCTGTCTCCTTGACGAAGCTAGCTAGCTTGGTCATCAGGATATCGATGTCTTTGCGTTCGTCGTTGGTCTCGGTGCCGCTGTGAACGATGCTGATGTGGTCGAGCACAATGAACCGGCAGCCACTCGCGGCCATGAAGCGCATCATGGTCAACAGTCGGTCGCTCTCCAGCGATCCGAAGTGGTCGTAGAAGAGCATCCCGTCCCAGACCACAGCGGCTAGCGCTGCGTCCCAATCCTCGTCACTGATGGACTCTGGATTAGCTAAGACGTTCTTTAGGGGAACACCCTGATGCAGTGCGACGTAAGCGGACACACTGGTATCGTTGTCTTCCTCAAGATAGATGTTTCCGATTTTGAGCTTGTGCTCTGTTCGGAGGTGGTAGGCGATGTGCCTTGCGATAGTTGACTTGCCGATACCGCTACCGGCGCAGATAGTCGTAACTTCTCCATCTCGGAGCCCCATCCACATTTCGTTGAGCTTTGGCCACGGCATCGGGAAGCCCGCGCGCCGCTTCTTCTTCAGCCGCTCCTTGGTGAACTCGCGTCCCTCGCGGATACCATCGGGCCTGAAGTCCTTAGCGTCATAGTAGGCGCGCACAAGGGCTTGGGGCCCATGCTTCAGGAGGCACTCGTTGGCGTCTTTGCAGTCCTCGGGGAGACGGACGATTTTGACCTTGCCTACGGGCAATAGCTGGCACGCTAGCTCAAGGGCTTTTTGTCCAGGCTCGTCACTGTCGAAGCTGAGGTAGATGGTGTCGAAGGCGCAGAGCTGTTCGTAGTGCTTCAGGATCGCCTTGCGCACGGAGCCGGTGCCGTTCGGCAGAGACCCCACCGGGTACTTGCAGTCCCAAGCTTGCCAGAAGGACAGCGCGTCAATCTCGCCTTCGGTCAGTAGTACGCTCCGGCCCTTCGAAGGCCACAGCCAGCTAAGGTAAATCGGCGGGTCCTTTGCGTCCCCGATCCATGAGCCCTTGCTCTCCGGCGTTCTAAACTTCTGTGCGATCAGTTTGCCACCACTGTCCCGCACGTTCATGATGTGCGTTTTGGTGGCGCGGTCGTACTGGTAGCCTGCCTTTCGGAGCGTCTCTTCCTTGAGCGCCCGGGAGGTCATCGGGAGAAATTCGCCCCGGCGCCAATCGCCGCTAGCTATCTCTGTCGTGTCGCCGTCGGCCTTGAAGTATGTTTCGCAAGCAAAACAATACCCGGACCCATCGTCATAATGGGCCCGGGCATCACTTGAGTTACACTTCTCGCAAGGCCCAGAATTGAGCCATGCCATTCAGATCAGGCCACCAACTCGTAGCGGCTGTACTTGTGGCCGGAGCCGTCGGTGCGAACATCGGTGAGGATCGCGAAGCCCTTGCGGCGGAGCTTCAGGATCACGTCAGAGAGGCGCTTGATCTGATAGACAGTCATGCTCTCCATGTCGCTGATGGTCTTGCCGCTAGCCAGATGGCCAAGGATGGTCCGCTGCTGCGGGCTCAGGCTGACAGAGCGGAAAAACTGCGTGTTCGTCATTTCTTCGTCCTCTTCTGTTGAAGTTTGATTTCGTCCAACCACTCTTGCGGAATGGTCCCCTTGTCAGCCCACTTGAACCCATGGGTTTCTGCCCACATGGCGTTGGTGGTCGGACTGCCGGGATAGATTTTGGTGCTGGCGCGTTCGTACACGACGCGGATATCAAGGCCGGGGTGTTGCTCTTTGAGGAGCAGCATCTTCTGCCGCTGCTCAGCGGAGGCTTGCTTGATGCCCCCGAACTTCCCGCCGCCCCAATGGCCCTTAGCTTCGATGTAGATGTTGGTTCCGGTAATCGGAAAGTCGGGCAGATACTTCGCCACTCGGGCGGGGATCGTGTACGGAATCTTTTCGGATTCGTACTCGTAACCAATCCCCGCCGCGTCCAACTGATCTGCAAGCTTTTGTTCGAGACCAGAACGATACCTACGCGCCAGCGCAGGTTTCTTGGTCATCAGAACGCCTCGTCATCGTCCTTAGCTGCGGACGGATCGAAGGGCGACTTGTCCTCGGCAACTGCCGGAGCCTCGTAGCCTTCCTCTTCCTCGAACGGGCTAACGCCATTGGCGCCACCACGCTCGAGCTTAATCACCTGCACCGCATTGAGGTACAGCTTGATACCGCCGCCGAGACCTTCGTAGATGAAGGGAGAGACGTTCACCTTGATCTGCGATCCGCCGCCGATCACGGTGCCCTCGGGGAGCTTGTTGTTCTTCGCGTCGTAAAGACCCGGCTTGTACTCCTCGCCGGAGCTAACCATCAGCGTGAGTTCGCCGGTCTTCTTGTCTTTCTTCCACGGCCAGTTGGCCACTGAGGAAAGGCCAGCGTCCTTAGCCAGCTTCTTCAGCCACGCATCAATTGCGCGGTGGTCTTCGTCCCCGTACTTGACACGAGTGTTCCAAGTGCGTTTCTCGGGGCCGGTTGCCTGACCCTTCGCATTCTTGGGAGTGTAGACATCGACCTTGTCGAGCTTCGGAAACACTGCGGTCCCCACGGGGAGCGTCTTAGTAATCTTCGCCATTTAGAAATTTAGTACCGTTAGTAAGCTTTAGTTGCTGAGTGCAGCGAAGTCCGCTGCCCCCGTTAATGGATGCGTTTCGGACCGCATCGGGGAAGGCCGAGTGTCGGCGTTGCTGCTGGACGCCTCGTTTTAGTACGCCATCCGTGCCTCGCTCGCTAAAGCGCACGCTTGACGACACGCCTGACCCTTTGCAGCAGGCGTACTCACTCGGCTCCCTCAGGTTTCCCTGTGGGCCTTGTCCCTGTTAGCGCAGGGATGGAGGAGATACCCTCCCCGATGCGGTCATTGTTGGAAGTCAGAACCCGGCATCAACCAAGGCATTGGCGAGCGCCCGCGCCTGCTCATAGCTGAGCGTGATAGCTGCGGTGGCCTCGTCCATCACGGTGATAACGGCGGTGCTGTTGATAGGCTGAAGGCGCAGCGTGGCGCCGAACTCGTCAGTGGTTTCGAAAACGTCGTCGTTCGTCATCTGATGCTCGATGATGGAGGGGTGTAGTTACGGATTGCTCGCACCTGATAGCGGCGCTGCTGCTTCAGCCAACGCCACTCATTCAGGTCTGCAAGGGAGACAACCGGCTTCCCGGCTATCTCCTCAAGCAGATGGTCGAGGCGGATAATCTCCTCGACGTTGGCCGCGATGCTCACACGCCGCCCAAGGCAATCGCGCGGTCAACGCAATCGGCGGCTTTCTCAGCGATAGCGGAGGCAAGCTCCTTCTCGCCAATGAGCTTCAGCGTGAGCGCCGCAGCGGTCAGCGCCATCACGGCATCCTTGGCGATGGCTTCGAAGTTGTCGGAGGAAGTATTGCTCATGGTAATGGTTCCCTATGTGTGACTAATTAGGCAAAGGCATACTTCGCCCGGTGGACTTCGTTAAGCTCCAGTTCGCCCTTCGTCGGAAGCTGCGGTAGTCGCGATTGGTTTGCTTCTGACAACTGAGCGCTTGCTGTAGTACGTAAGCACGTTAGGAGGTCATCTCGTTGATACATCTGCACAAATTGCTCCCGAATGATCTGGTTGAACCTGTCAGCATGTGCCGGAAGGCAACCAAATGAGTCATGCACGGTGACGATGTCCGTGATGCCTTCGTCGGCGCACGCCCCCGCCGTCAGGAGCAAATGACTCGCATCGAGCGAATGGACCCAGTTAGGTGCAATCGACTGCTGACACTTCCGCTTCAAGAGGGGCGCTTCGTTACCTGTGGCCACGTTCACCTGTAGCCGCTCATTGTGCAGCCAGAGGCTAAGCTTCTTCGTCTTGGTCTCGTGGTAGCGGTTGATGCACGGGATGCCTGCCGGTGTGATCCAGCTAACCGGCTTCCCCTCGTGCGCCATAACGCCCGCGAGAGCCTTCAGGAAGTCCATGGCCTCTGCGGGCTTGCGGACTACATCAGTGATCGCCGTATAGGCTACGCGGCCCATGTAGCGCGCTGCTGCCGCCTGCTCCTTGACGGTCCCGAAGTGGTGGGGCGTCTTGTTGCGCACGGCATCGGCTTGCAGTGGCGCCATCAGGTCCTCAAAGAACTGATCGCCCATTCCGTTCGCCTCGGACGAATAGCAAAACGTCATCGTGGAGCGCTTCAACAGCTTCCTGTCGATGCCCTTGCCATCCTTGTAGCTAAGGAACAGCTTGGCATAGTGGCGCTTCTTTTCGTCCTGGCCCTGTGCATCCTCCTCGACCATGCGTCGCGCGACCTTAGCCACAATGGCGTAGATGTCCTGCGGCGCTTCGTTGTCCGTGAGGTTCACGAAGCGGCCTTCCTCAGCCAGCGTTGCGCCCGCCATGTGCTGGAGGCCCGAACAACTCCCATCGAAGCTTACAGGCAGATGACACAC